AATATTTTGAATGAATTGATTGAAGGCAAATAATGGCAACACAAGAAGCATTAATAAAAGTTGATACAACAGAATTAGATAGAGCGGCGGCTAAGGTCGAATATCTTTTGTCACTTGTTGAGAAACTTTATAAGTTATCGGAAAGAAGCTGGTTAATTAGATTTTTATTAGGTATAAATAATGACCGCTAATATCTGGAAAGCATTACCGCATTTCATAAAGAATAATTCTGGAGTTGCTGCTCTAATTGTTGACAGAGTTTACCCTATGCGCTTACCTGAAACAACAACCTTACCAGCTATTGCCTTTCAAGATATATCAACAGTTGCAACACAAGCGCATAAAGAGAGATCAATATTACCGCGTCCTAGATTTCAATTCACAATTTATGGTGGTACTGTTGAAAGTATTGATCTTGTTTCTAAAGCATTGAAAACAGCATTGGACGGCTATCAAGGAAACATGGGAACTGGTTCCTATATCACGGAGGTGGAAGCATGTTTGTATAAGAATGAATTTAGCAATGATGACCCCGAAACTGGTATCTATTTACGATACCAAGATTATTTGATTATGTATAAGGAGTAAATATGGACGAAACAATTAGAGCTAAATTTCTTTGTGTAAGTAAAACAGTTGACATGGATGGAAAAGGAAAGAGTTATAAATTTAAGTTCTATCCTGTTACAAGTGGAAGCAAGGAAAATGAAACCTTTTTCAAATATACGCCATCAGGTTCACTTGAAATTGGCGTTACCGCAACAGATGTATTTGAAGTAGGTCAAGAATATTATCTTGATTTCAATAAAGCAAATAAGGAGTAAATAAAATGACTGATACACGCCAAGGCGGATATGGTTCCGTCCTCAAGATCAATACAGGGAGCTTAACTGCTGTTACTCATGTTATGGATTTTGAGTTCCCAGAGTTTGAAAAGATTATTGCTGAAATCACCGCCCATGATAGCCCGGGTGGTTGGGCAGAACATATTTCAACCAACAAGCGCAAAATGAATTCATTCACAGTAAAGCTGGTTTGGGATGTAAATGAATTAACTCATGCTGCTGTTGTCGCTGCGTTTGATAGTGATGAAGCTGTTGGAATGTCTGTTGAAGATCCAGACGGCAATGAGGTGATTGCCTTTGATGGGATTGTTACAAAGCTGGGTCGTATTGCAGAACAAGAGGAAGGTTATGCCTGTGATGTTGAAATTCAACCCACTGGCATCCCTACCATTAACGGTTCGTAATCATGACAAATAAAAATAAATATCTTTCTGCTAGTGAAATTCTAGCCGCCAATGACATTCAAATTGAAGAGCTACCCGTCCCCGAATGGGGAGGCGTGATCTGTGTCAAGACACTGCAAGCAGATGAAAGAGATGAATTAGAAGCGTCTATGGTTGTATTGTCAAACACAGGTCAGGCGAAGAGTATGAAGCTTGACCATTTGAGGTCAACCATTGCCTATTTGGGTATCTGTGATGATAAAGGTAATCGTTTATTCACAGATAAAAAAGATATAGCTGCGTTAGGTAAAAAATCTGCTGCTGCTCTTGATAGAGTTGTATCAAGAATTCAACAAATGTCCGCAATGTCACCAGCAGATATTGAGAATTTGGTAGCAGAAATAAAAAACGACCAATCCGCCGCTTTGCCTACCGCCTAGCGGCGCACTTGGGACGAATTGATGTGGACAAAATGCTTGCTGAAATATCATCAAGACAGTTATCAGAGTGGATGGCATTTGCACGATTAGAACCATTTGGTTTTGAGGCAGATATGTTAGGTCACGCCATTACTGCTTCAACTGTTGCAAACACAAGCAGAACAAAGAAAAGCCAAAAGGTATTCAAACCTGATGATTTCATACCTAAAGAAAGACGTATACCCACACCAGCAGAATTTTTCCAAAACCTGAAAACATATTTCCAGTTACGAAAAGATAAATAATGGCAACCACTATCGCGCAACTGTTAGCCACATTAGGACTAGATAGCTCTGCTTTTGATAAAGGCATTGATGCTGCTGAAAACAAGAGCAAGGGATTTAGTAATACCATGTTGGGATTGTCCAATGTGGGTGCTGGTGTTCTTACTGCTGGCTTTACAACTGCGGCAGCGGGTGCTGCATTACTAGGCTCTGAAATTTATAAAGATATAGGTATTGCTGCTGACGCTGAAAAGGTGCAAGCACAGTTAGAGGCAGTAATTAAATCTACTGGTGGAGTTGCTGGTGTAACAGCACAAGCAGCGAATGAATTAGCCACCGCTTTATCATCAGTTACTACTTTTGACGATGAAGCTATTACGAGTGGCGAAAGTATGTTGCTAACATTTACCAATATTGGCGAAGATGTTTTTCCACAAGCAACTGAAACAATATTGGATATGTCGCAAGCATTAGGGCAAGATTTACAAAGCTCTGCAATACAATTAGGTAAAGCATTAAACGATCCTGTTCAAGGCATTACGGCTTTACAGCGTGTAGGTGTGTCATTCACTGATGAGCAAAAGAAACAAGTAGAAGCAATGGTGGAAGCAGGTAAGACAGAAGAGGCACAAAGATTTATATTGGCAGAATTATCAAAAGAGTTTGGTGGTTCTGCCAAAGCAGCAGGAGAAACATTTGGGGGACAAATGATTATCTTGAAAAATCTTATTGACAACATTAGGGAAAGTGTTGGCGCAAAATTCTTGCCTATACTTATCAAGCTGGGCAAGATGTTTAAAGATCAATTAATGAAGCCAGAGGTATTGGCATTTATAGATCAATTGGCAAGCGCCATTGCTTCATTCGTTGAAAACGCAGTAAATAATATCCCTAAATTTATTCAGGGATTTAAAGTTGCGTTCCAATGGCTGCAAGACAACAAGCCAATTGTCGTTGGAATTCTTGCTGCTCTAGGTGTTGCCGTGCTTGCGTTTGGTGTCACTACTGCCATTGCTGCTTATACTGCATTAGTTCCATTGCTTCCCATTATTGCAGTAATGGCAGCCATTGGGCTTGCTGCATATCTTTTATACAGAGCTTGGACAGAAAACTGGGGAGGGATACAGGAGAAAGCTGCTGCTGTTTGGGCATTTATTCAACCCTTATTAGCTCAATTGATTACATGGTTGCAAATAAATATTCCAGCAGCTATCAAGGCTTTATCAGCATTTTGGACGGGAACTTTGTTGCCTGCTATTCAATCTGTTTGGCAATGGTTGAGTACAACATTATTTCCATTCTTTCAATCAATCGCTAACTTTCTAAGTATTGTATTTACAAAGATAATTATAGATTTAGCGAATGTATGGACAACAGAGTTATTGCCTGCTATCACTACTCTTTATAACTTTTTAAAGACATATGTGTTTCCAATATTTCAAGCTATAGGCTCGTTTATTGGCAATAGATTAGTGGTATGGTTTAATAGCTTAACTGAAACTGTACAGTTACTTACAGGTTGGATTAATACACTAGCAACAACATTATCCGGAATGTCAAATAGTATCCCAGACTGGTTAATGCCTGGTTCACCTACGCCTTTCGAGTTAGGGTTATTAGGTATTGTTGATGCTCTTGACAAAGTAAATCAATCAAGCTTCTTACCTAAACTGCCTACAAACAATATGAGTTTATCGCCTGCTGCTGCAACTGTTGGCGGTAATAATCTTTCTGCAAGTGGCGCGCAAGGCAGAAACTATACAATCAGTATAGCTGCCACAATACGCAATGAGCAAGACATAGACCATCTAACGCAAAGAATAGTTAAACGGATAACCAAATCATAATGACAACTACATTATTGAGATTAACAGATGGAGAAACTACAATCAATTTTTCAGTAGGTGATGGCGAAAAGTTGATTGAGTACACTCCTCAAATTGCTCTATCATTTACACAATACATTGACGATGAATTTGATGTAGTTTTTCTGGATACACCATCAAACAATCGTATTAATATTCAGAAAACAAATAGACTATTTGAGCAAGCTAGAAATTATAAAAGCTCTGAAACAGGCAGAAAGGTTTATATTGAAATTGATCCTGCAAGCTCTGGGCAATATTGGCGGTCATTGATAACAAATGGGAAGATTGATCTAAATAAAGATGTTATCAGTCCTACGTGGGACACTCATTTCAAGCTAATAATTCATATAACACGCCAGCCTTTTTGGGAAGGTGAATTAACACAGATACCACTTTCTAATAGTTCTGCTGAAAACAATACCAGCGGTATAACTATCTCTAATTCATCAAGAGAAATATTCGATCTGTCTATGTTATGGGATGACGAAACTCCTATACTGTGGGATGACGAAAGCGAGATTGAATGGGAAGAGGGTTCGGGCGCGGAAAACTTTGTTGATTTAGTTGCAGCAGATATTATTGGTGATTTGCCCGCACCTATCAAAGTTGAATTAGAGCATACAAAAAGTGGTGCTGATGCTGCTAAAGAGTTTTATATTTGGCATAATGTTTATAGTAATCCTACTTCATTCACTCATATACTGGAAGCAGAGGACGCTAGTGGTTCAACTGTTACACCATCAGGAGCAGACAGCACAAGCTCTAACAATCAATATGCCACATTAGCATGGACAAATTTGAATGAAACATTGATTGCCGAGTGGGCGTTATCTGACACATTGATGACCAATGCGGCAGGTGGTCGTTTTGCAGTACTAGCACGCTGGCGTGGAGTGTTCCCATATACAAATGCTTGGATGCGTTTGAAGTTACTAACAGCAAATGATAATGTTTTATGGAGTGGTGATCTAAAGTTAATATCATCAGTCAAAGAGCTTGCGTTTTTGGACTCATTGCGATTGCCGCCTTATCTCGCCAACCAAGCATCAATCAAAGATATAAAAATGCAGCTATATGGTTACAGAAATGTATCGGGTACTCATTCAATCAATTTAGATTATTTGCAGCTATCGCCCATCTCTGGAGATTTTGGCTGGAAGCGTTTTCTGTCTATTGACGACGGGATTGCCCATCAAGAGAAATTTATCCATGATGATACCGAGGGATTTGATTATAGAGTTGACACAAGCGACAAATTAATTTCTGAATTTTCTGCCTTTGGTGGTCCAATTCTATTGGCGCCTAATCGAAATCAAAGGTTGTATTTCAATACATGCGATAAAGATAATGAAGCAAAGATAGACCAGACATATTCAGTTAAGCTTTGGTATCGACCAAGGCGCAATGCTCTATAAGGAGATTATATTATGCCTACAATTGGAAACGCTCCCAGTGGTGAAGATACATCATTAGATGGAACTGAAAAAGTTCCTACAACTGGTAATAAATTTATCTTGATTTCAAAAATTAGAGATTATATTGCTGGCTATTACAATACACTTGTTGCAACACTGACAAACAAGACATTAACCACTCCCGCTATTGGAGACTTCACTAACGCACAACACGACCATAGCGATACCGCAAATGGTGGAACAGCAGTAGGTGGCGGTGGCGGTACTGATGTGTTTGAAAATTTGACAACATCAGAGACAGATACAAGTTTAGTCGCCGCTCCTGATGGCGCAGGTGGATTAGAGTTCAGAGCAGAGACAGGAGGAGCTGGAACATTATTGAAATCTTACTGGTCAGTGGATGCGCCACCAGTTTCACCCACTTCACAAGATGATGAATTTGATGACGGAAGTCTTGATGGTAAATGGACAGAATACGATCCTAATAGTGTCTTGACTGTTACAGAAAGTGGCACATATAAACATTTAATTTTAAGTTGTGTAACACGTACAGGATTTAATCCTGTTGGGATTGCTCAAACTATCCCCGCTGGTGACTTTACAATTTATGGGCTATTGAAGTTTCGTTCTACCATTACTGACTATACAATTGCAGGCTTGGCAATGTATGAAGATATTACAGATGTTTCCAAAGACATTATTATATTTGGAGCATCACCCAGAAATGCAGAAACACCTTTAGGCGTTTTATACTATACTGCATCCACAACGTTTTCATCCCAAACATTAGCGTTCCCAGCAGACTTCTTGCCAACAAGTTTATATTTAAGAATTAGACGAAACTCTACCAATTATTTTTACGATATATCTTCTGATGGTATAAGTTGGATAGGTAACGCTGCTGCGGTCAATCCTGCATTTACACCTACAAAATTTGGAGTTGCATTAGATAATGCCAATACAGGTATTACTATTACAGCGTCTTTCCCATTCTTTAGGTATATTGCTTCTGATGTTGGTATAAATGGAATTCTAGCTGGGCAAGTTGCCGGGATTTATCAATAAGAAAGGAGGTGAGATTATGTTATTCATATGCACAGAAAAAGGACAAGGATTGGTTGAGTATGCAATCATATTGGCTCTGATTGCGATTGTCGTAATTGCTGTTATGCAAGTGTTAGGCGCAAAAGTTAATAATACTTTCAACAGCATTGGCGAAAGTTTGAGCGTGTAAAGATGCTCATTCAAATTAGGATCATAATTGATGTGCCACTCCAAGATCAAAAGAGATATCCAGAAGCGATTGAAAATATTGTGGCGGAAGTGGTGCATCAATTTCCAGGACTGAAAATGTCGAAAGAACATTCTCCAGTCACAGTAACTATTAAAGATTTTGGACAAGAGATAAAAAGTAAATGAGCAATATTATTTTTTATAATCGTACTTTCAGCGGCACCATTCCTGTCAATATGGATATAGATATAGAGCGTTATTCTTTTCATATGATAGGTGGACCCGATACGGCTACATTCAGAATACAACCTCTAGCAGACAAGTGGGAGTTAACAAAGATGCTACGTTATCCAGTTGACATCCTTGGAGAAGATGGTCAAAAAAAGTGGTGGGGTTATGTAAATAGAGTAACAATTCCCCATGGCAATATTCGTGTTGGATTAGGGTTAGATAGACTATACAATTCTGTGAAAGTCAAACACCTAACTGGCACAACAGCAGACCAGGCAGATGTTCAATCAGTGAGAGAGTTTGGAGATAAAGAGTTTTTTATTGACCTATCTAACGCCCCTGCTGCTGATGCGATTGCATATCGAAAGACATATTTAAAAACACATAAATATGCCGTACCGGAGTTAGAATTGTCAGGCGGCAATGATGAAATTATTATGGAGTGTTATGGGTGGTGGAGAACATTAGACTGGAAGTATTACACCAATACCAATACCGCACCTGTTGAAAACACAACACAAATAAAAAATATTATTACTGCTGTTGGGCAATTCATTCAAGGCGTGATTTTGCACGATGTTTCTGGCAATAGCTCTGTACCCACAAGAGACGGCAGCAATACTGCATTAGTATATATAACTGAATTATTAAATGCTGGTTCAGATAATGAGCGGCCCATGCTTGCATATGTAGATCAAGATAGATATTTACATATCTATGAAAGACAGGACGAAACAGCAGAATACTTAATGAGAGAAGATGGAAATTTGGAAACACTTGTTGGTAATAAACTTATTGAGCCAGAGAATTGTATCCATGCAAAATGGGTAAAAGTAAAAGGTGTGCCTGATGTGTTGGGTGGTATATCTGCAATGCGTCCATTTTTTATTGAACGTGCTGAATATGTTGAAGAGGGTAATATATCATGACAAAGAAAAAAGAACGCAAGGGAAAAACTCATTACACGTCTGCCGGGGCGTTTGCTCAATCGCGTTTGGATATTTATTTACAGAATAACAGCAGCACAACAATACCGGGATTGCCGCCTATCCCTGGCTATGGCGGTCCACCAGTTGTCATCCCAACAGGCGAGGGCAATTCAGGTATAGCTATCTCGCATGACGCAAGTATAGGAATGTTCTTTACAAGAAATTTAGATACACCTGACCCTGCGGATGTGTTATGGGAATATTGGGAAACTGGATTAACTGAAGCTCAATACCAATCAGCAAATCGTTTTATGACTTGTGCCAGCGGTGCAATTTATATAGGCAATGACCAAAGCGGCGTAGATACATTTTTAGCCCGCTCATCAGGGGCAGGGTTACCATTTGTGATCTTGCAAGATTACGATAGTATTTCTGATTTGTATGGTGGTTCGTCTGACAATATCAGATTTCTAACTATCGGGCAGGACAAAACTAATGTAGAGTTTGTGGCGTATGCAGTTTGCCAAGGTGGGGAAAATGTCAGTATCTTTATTAGTGTTGCGGGTGGAATATTCTCTCCCGCTGTTACTCCTATCATCAATACAAATAATGGAGCAGATATAAGTTTTGGAGAGTTACGTTGGATGTTTACAGCTAACGGAAATGTATTCACATATAATACTGCATTTTCTGCCTTCATTGATGGTGGCGGGCGTGGCGATGCTCATCTATGCAGACATAGAAGGGTTGCAGGAAGTGGATTAACTTTCCATTGGGACGATGCGGGTGAAACATCGGGTAATGGTGTTGGTAGAGGAGAAAATAATAATACAACTTTTGTAAATAATATTGGGAACGATTTGGATAATAATCGTTTATATAATGATAGGGTTGTGGCTGATGACTTTGCGGGAATTGTTTTGATGACTAGAGATAACACGCCTAATCCTGTGAGGTCACTTGATGGTGGGTATACTTGGTCTGTTATGAGTTCTTTACTGCCTGGCGATGGTAGCTGGTACTTTGATTGTTTACAGGGTTCAACCTCTAATTGGATTGCAGCGGGTGGTGGCACTATTCAAGTGTCACGCGATACTGGCGCAACTTGGGAAGATAGAACAAGCAACT